CAGATTATATGGGGCGGTAATTATTTCCTTGATATACTTGGATATTGCAAGGCTCCAATTATTTGTGATAAGCTCAATGGCGGGTCTATGTATGCAGATGGTGAAATGGCATGGACGTCGCGTGATTTACCAAAGAATTTGAGGATTTGGAGACATCAATGGTGCGGGGCGTTCAAGGATAGCGAAAGGGGGGTTTATCGGATTCACCCAACACAAAAACCCGTTGCGCTTTATCGTTGGCTACTAAGCAACTACGCCAAAGAAGGCAACACCATACTTGATACGCATCTTGGGAGCGGTTCTATTGCCATTGCCTGCTACTACATGGGTTTCGACCTGACGGGCAGTGAACTTGACCCAGACTATTACGCGGCGATGATGGAACGCATCGACAAAGAGACCAGACAGATGGAGCTTTTTATATGAGCGTCAGTCCATGCAAAGATCTTCTTCAGGAGTGCCGTGGTACTTGGGCTCCACCCCCTGATCTGAAGGTTTCCGAGTGGGCGGAACAGAAACGCCGGGTTGCTAGGTCTTCCCCGGTCCCCGGTAATTGGAGGAACGACACCACCCCGTATTTGACAGACGTCATGGATTGGAAGAACGATCCCGAGTTTCATACGGGAGTGTTCATGAAGGCATCCCGTGTCGGCGCGACCGAGTCAATCATCAATATGGTTGGTTATCACGTAGACATGGACCCGATCGACATGATGTATACGCAGACGTCGGACAACGAGGCCCGCAAGTTTGCGAAGAAGCTCTGGAACCCCGCCCGCGATGCAACTCCTGTACTTGCCGAGAAGGTTGCCGACACCCGGACCAGAGACAACGAAAGCAGCACGACCTTGATGAACATGTTCCCGGGCGGCTCCTTCACGATCGCCGGGGGCTCGAGTGCGAAACCGTTCAGGATGGTCGCCGTCCCCTTCGTGATCGGTGACGACATTGACGGGATGCCGGACGACGTCGATGGGGAAGGTGATCCAATTGAACTGCTGATCTCCCGGGCGAAGAACTTCTGGAACAGGAAAATATTCTTGTCTTCCACGACGACGGTCAAGGGCCAGAGCAGAATCGACAATTGGTTTCAGAAGTCGGACAAGCGCTATTACTACGTCCCCTGCCAGAATCCGAAGTGCAAACTTCACAACGTCACGCAGAAGTCCGGCGGGTTCCGTCTGGTCTGGTCCCTGATGAATTACAAGGAAGACCCAAAGAACCCGTTTATCTCATGCCCGGAGTGCAAATTCAAACACTATGACGCACTTCACAAACGCTCTATGCTTCTCGGCGGCAAGTGGCGGGCAACGCAGGAATCCGACGGGATAGCAGGGTTCCACCTTTCCCGGATGTATTCCCCTTTCATTCCGTGGGAAGAGATGGTTTCCGATTGGAAGAAAGTTCAGGGCAACCCGAAGGAGTTGAAGGTCTTCATCAATCATGCTCTGGCTGAACCGTGGGAAGAGGAAGACGTCATCGAGCTTGATTATGAAATGCTCTACAACCGAAGGCGCGAGAAATACCCGACCGGCCCGGACGGTCAGACCATTGTCCCGGGCGGCGTTTGCTGCATCACTGCCGGGGTTGACGTCCAGCATGATCGATTCGAGATAGAGACGGTCGGATGGGGTCTTAACGGTGAATCGTGGTCTCTGGGCTATTACCGGATCCCGGCAGACACCATGAATCAGGAAGCCTTTGACGAACACCTTGATCCCCTTTGGGAACGGGTCTATCCCCATGAGTCCGGGGTGAACCTTCGGATAGTTGCCGTCGCGATCGACTCCGGTGACGGTGCAAGAACGGCACAGGTTTACAAATACTGTCACCCCCGGTTCACGGGTCACGTGTTCGCCATAAAAGGCCGGGGCGGGCCTTCCGTGCCTCTTACGGGCAATCCAACGAAGCAGAAGATCGAGGGCCAATATTTTCAGGGCAAGGAAAAGACCGTTATGCTATACAGTGTCGGGGTTGACACCGCGAAGCACGATATCTTCGGAAAGCTGAAGGTCTCCCAGATCGGCCCGGGATACCAGCACTTCCCGCATAATCGTTCTATTGAGTACTTCAAAACCCTCACGGCTGAAAAGGCTGTTCTCAGGAAGGTCAACGGAAGAATGGTCCGACGGTTCGAGCAGATCCGGGACCGTAACGAAGGGCTTGACCTTCGTGTGTATGCAACGGCAGCACTTGAAATATGCGGCGCGGATTTGGAACTATGTAGACAATACATCGATAAGGAGGTTGAAAACATCAAGAGTGAAACGGCTGGAAAGACGACCAAACGGAAGGGACGAAAAAGAAACCTATCGAAAGGCCTAAAACCATAAGGAGGTATTTTATGGCAGGCATCACGGCGGCACAAGCTGAAACTAAGTTGGCGGAGTACCTTGCTCTCGAGACAAAGATCATGTCTGGTCAGGAAGCCCGTCAGGGAGACCGGGTTCTGAAGTATTCGGATCTCTCGGAAGTCCGGGAAGGGATCCAATATTGGAACTCGAAGTGTAAGGAACTCGGGTCCGGCGACGGGTCCGGGAACATCCAGCCGAAGAGCATGGTCCCGATCGATCTCTAACCCACAGGCGGCAGACGATGGCGAACAAGAACGAAGACGTCCTGACCGGATTGAAGGAGATCGGTGAATATCTTGATATCCATTGGAGGACGGTTCCCCGGTGGGAGGTTGACCATGGCCTTCCACTGATGCGACCGGCAGGATCGAGCCGTGTCTATGCATACAAGAGCGACCTTGAGAAATGGAGACGCGGGGAATTGCGCTCGGAGGGTTGCAAAACGCCGGGATGAATGCTATACCGTATTCAGTTCTCACCCGGTAAATCATTGGCCTCGGCATTTAGTCGGGGCTTTTTTCTTGCCTATTTCCGACCTGTGATCAAAAATATTTTATTATTTTGATAAATACCGCTTGATATAGTGCCAAAAAGGCATATTCTAAATATTAGAAACCACAACCAAACAAGGGAGTCAGACACGATGAAAAACCTGAAACACAACGACCAGATCCGCCGCACCGACGACGAATTTTCTCCGGTAATCACCATTGGAACAGTTGCCGGTATGTGCCGTTCGGACTTTGAAAGATATGGAGAAGTTTACTGCTGGACGGATGACGAAAGCGTTGAAGGATGGATGGAGAAGGACATCGAAAAAGCAATCAAGATACACGAACTAGTGGAACGAGGCCGGGGCCATGACATCGTATGGGCGAACCTTCACGCGGCTTGCCTGACCAGCAACTACCCCGGAAAGGACGAAGAAATGCTGAAGAAGCGCGAAGCATATGCAAACGCACCGGTCATTGAAGACGGTGAAATTGTCATTATCGAAGGTCGCAAGATGCGCACCGTTTACAAGCGTCGCACTTGTTCAGACTGCATCCACTTCGAAGAAGTAGGCTAAACCCGCAACCGGGGCCGGGCAACCGGCCCCAAACCAAAGGAACGGAACGATGGAAAAAGTAATCATTCTCAACGACAACGAAACAATCATTCGGCCCGGTCTTTGTACCTGCAACCACAAAGCATGGTACGGAATCAACGCCACAAACTTCAGAACGATGAAAGTTGAAGTGATTTCCGACAATGAACTTGCGAAGCTGATTGACTCAGCGGACAAGGTTGAAGACTTCAGCAACATGAAACACGATGAAGAAGATTGCAATACCTGCATTTCCGCTGAAATGCTGAACGTGATTCTAGTCATCCACAACGGTCCCTTCGAAGTTCGCATTCAAAGAACGCCTAATTCACCAACCCCGACCCCGGCGGGTAAACCGGGGAAAGGAAACGAACGATGACGACCTTCGCAAAAGCAACCGTAGAGATCAAGTACGATGATCACACTTACACCGGAACCGTCCATTTGACTTCAGACCTTGACAGGTATCTGTCTAACGAAACCCGCACCTTCACAATCGGGAAGGTTGAGTTGATTCGCGGAACTGATGACGATGAAACAAATGCGTTCGAAGCTGATCTTCAATTTGTCCTGAAGAAGCATGTCAAAATTGGCGCAATCATTCGGAAGGAACAAGAAGGTCTGGAAAAAGAAGGTTGTGGCATTTGCGAATCAAATCAGTTCCACTACTACCGTCAAGGCGGGGAAACATATTTCCATTGCCGTAATTGCGGAAGCCAATATCCAATCGAATCATAAACCCGCAACCGGGGCCGGGCAACCGGCCCCAAACCAAAGGAAACGAACGATGGAAGCAAAGAAAATCAAATCAGAAGTTCAAGCGTTCTGGCAGTGCCCGGACTGTCTTGAAAACCATGAAACCAAATCACAGGCAATGACATGTTGCCGCGAAGTCGAAAAGGTGTTTCTTTGTGCCGACTGCGACACGGAACACGAAAGCAAATCACAGGCGGGGAACTGCTGTTCCTTCTGGGAGTGCCAATGGTGCGGGGATCAGTTCGAAAGCAAGAAAGAAGCGAACGACTGCTGCAAGGACGGAGAATAACATGACCCCGGAAGAAATCAGACACGAATTGAAAGAACGCGGAATGAGCCGGAAGGATCTCCAGAAGGCCGGGGACTTCTCCCCGAGGACTGTCGCCCGGATAATGACAGGTGAAAGATCCCTTTCGGACATGGAAGTCCGAGGACTGCTATCATACCCGAAAAAGAGGGGACCGAAACCGAAGCACTTGCAAAGTGCGGCGGAAAAGCTATAGTAGAAGTGACTTGCCCCCTTATCCGGCCCGATGTTTCGCCTGCATCGGGCTTTTTTCGCTTTAAACCACGCCCCTGATCATCAAGTTTGTGTATTTTCATATGGTTTTTGTGTCGTTCGTTATGGCAGAAGATGACGTTTGACCAGAATTCCTTTGTTTTTGGCGGAGTTTTTCTGTATTGTTGTTAAAACGACGGAGAAACTTTATATGTCCAAAGCAACAAAGGCCTTGAAAGAGATCAAGAGCCAAAAGCCGGGCTTTATAGACCGGGTCGCGATGAAGTACTTTCCCGGATGGGCTGCAAGCAGGGAGAAGGCGCGATTCGAAAGAGAACTTGAAACGACGAAGCGGGCGGCATTGACCGCGGCGAACAGTTGGCAGGGATCCAGCAAATCCCGGAAGGGTCTCAAGTCGTGGGATACCTACACCGCATCACCGGACACTCAGAACAATAACGAACTCCCCACGATTCGCGATCGTTGTTTGGACCTTTCCCGCAACGTTCCCATTGCTGCCGGTGCTCTGAACAATGTGAAGATATATGTTGTAGGCGATACCGGCCCGACGCTGAAAGCATCTCTGGACGGTGAATTTCTCGGGCTTTCCGATGAAGAGGTAAGACTTCGAGAGATGCTTATCCAGCGTGAATTTTCCATCTACTTCAACAACGAAGAGTTCGACTGTGAACGCAGCCTTCCGGGTCCCGACTTCCTGACACAAGTCGTCATGGCATGGTTTTCTACAGGCGACGTCTTCACCGTCAGAACCAAAAAAGAACGCCCGGGCAGCCCGTACCTGACCAAATGGCAGAACATCGAAGCTCCCCTTTGCAGTAACCCGGACAACGTTACCGACGGCACGAAACCGGACGCGAAGAAGTACCCCGGAGTGATTGGCGCGGTGTATGCCGGGATCGAGCGTGATCCCCAGAGCAATGAACCCCTCGCCTACTACATCCAGAACCGATACAATCTGGACAACAAACTCAATACAACAACGAAGTGGGAACGGGTCCCGGCCTATGATGCATCCGGGCGGAAGAACGTCATCCACGTACATATCAAAGACAGGCCGAGGCAGTCCCGCGGCGTTCCCTACCTCGCCCCCATCATAGAGCCATTGAAACAGCTTGGACGCTACACGGACGGGGAGCTGATGGCTGCAGTTGTTTCAGGCATGTTCACCGTTTTCGTAAAGAGCCCTGACGGACGGGGAATTTCCCCGATTGCCGGAGCCGATACCAGCAACAGCGACGAAGAAGTTGAAGTGGGGTACGGCAACGTTGTCGGCCTCCGTGATGACGAAGATATAGAGACTGCATCCCCGGGCCGACCGAATGAGAACTTCGACCCGTTCGTCAGTTCCATAATCAAACAGATCGGCATGGCCCTCGGGCAACCCCATGAAGTGCTCGAGAAAGCCTTCCAGAGTTCCTATTCCGCGGCCCGTGCTGCGATGTTGGAGGCTTGGAGGTACTTCAAGCCCATCAGGGGCATTCTGGACCGCAATTGGCTCCGTCACGTGTATGCAGCATTTTTTGAAGAGGCTGTAGCTCTGGGCCGGATCCCGGCTCCGGGCTTCCTGAGTGGCGATTACATCGATCGTCTGGTATGGCTTGATTGTAGTTGGGTATGGCCCGCTGAAGGAATGATCCGCCCAGAGGTTGAGATCAAGGCATTTGCACAGGCCGACGAACACGGTTATCAGACGAAGGAAGAGATCACCGCGGCACTGACCGGCAAGAATTATGATAGAAACGCATCACAGCGTAAGAAAGAAGCCGGTATGGAACGCGAGATCGAAGAAGAGAGAACTCCAGCAGAAGGAACCTCATCTGATGAGTAATGAGAAACGGTTGCCCGTCCGGGCTTTCGATATTTGCCGAAAGGCTCCATGGGCCATCGTCCCGGAGTCATTGGAATTGATTCTCGATATTGCGGGAAAGCACGTCAACGGCGACGAAGTAGACATCGATGCAGTGGCTGCCCGATTGGGTCGCCCGTTAGACAACACACGTACAGTAATGGTCCGTGATGGCGTTGCAATAATCCCGGTGAGCGGGCCGATCTTTCGGTTCGCATCATTTTTCACTCGCGTCTCCGGCGCAACTTCCGTGGAAGACCTTGCAACGGACTTCACGAAGGCCCTCGAAAATCCGAAGGTTGAGACCATCCTGTTCGACGTCGATTCCCCGGGCGGAATGGTCTCCGGTGTTGCCGAGTTTGCGAAGCGTGTATTTGAAGCCCAGGGACAGAAGAAGATCGTCACCTACACCGGCGATTTGGCAGCGTCCGCGGCTTATTGGATCGGAAGCGCTTCTGATGAGTTCTATGCTGCCGAGACCGCCCGCGTCGGTTCCATTGGTGTAGTGGCGGCATATACCGACTATTCACAGGCCCGGGCAAAAGCCGGAGTTCGAGAGTTCAAATTCATCTCGAACCAATCACCCCGGAAGCAACCGAATCCTGCAACGGAAGAAGGCGCGACAGATATCCAATCAACCGTGGATGGTCTTGCCGATATCTTCATTGGTGCAGTTGCCAGAAACCGCGGAGTAAGCGTTGAAACCGTTGAGGAATCCTTCGGACAAGGCGCGGTGATGCTTGCTGAAAAAGCTCTCGAAGCTGGAATGATAGACGGGATCAGTACCTTTGAATCCGTTCTCTCCGGCATGATTTCAGGAAATAGACCAGAAACCATAACCCACGGAACGGCATCCGCCGGGGACGTGGAAGAAGAACAGGAGACATGCAATATGTCGAACGAACCCGAAAACACTGCCACGGAACCCACCGTGACCATCGACCGTCCGTATCTGGATGCCAATCATGCCGATCTCGTTCAGGAGATTCGAGCGGAAGCCTCCGAAGCGGAAAAAACCCGCATCATGGGCATTCTGGACAATGCCATCCCGGGTCACGAAGCATTGACTCAGGAAGCGATCAACGCCGGTACGAACGCGGGCGACTATGCCCTTCAGGTTCTGGGCGCTGAGAAGAAGGTGCGCGAAGGCGCGGCGAAGTCCATCGAGAAGGACACTCCCGAGCCCGTCGCCATCGAAGACGATGCAAAACCCCCGAAGGCCGAAGAGTCCAGCAACGAACCCGAAGGCGATACGCCCGAGGAACGTGCCGAGTCCGCATGGAAGATGGAAGACGAGAAGACCCGTAAAACCTTCGCAGGCGGCAAGTCCGCTTATGTCGCGGCGTTCGTCGCCATGGAAGGCGGAAAGGTCAAGGTCCTCGAGAAGAATTAAAGAGGTAGACGATGCCAAACTTGAAAAGAGTAAAGACCGACATCGCCAAATGGAAGAAGGCCCTAGGGTCCCTCCAGAATGGGAAGCCGGTTGAGATCGAGGGAAGGCTTTTGCTGCCGTCTATGGAAGAAGGCGGAGGGGAAAGCGACCTCACAACCTGTGAACGCATGATCGAACGTTTGACCGGTCACCTAAAAGCGGCTAAGTCTCAGGCTCACCGCAAAGGGTTGACGGAAGACGGAGAGGCGACCGTAATTCACGCTGCCGGTGTTTCCGCATTGTTGGAGCAATTCAACCTAACGGAAGCCGACCTTCTTCGAATCGTTCCCACCGGGGACGAAGGCAGGATGTCAAAGCGTGACGTTCGCAGCTATGCCCGGGCAAAGATCGCCGGAAACGTAGAAGGATACCTGAAGAAAGCCCTTCTCAGGTCCGGCCTTGCAGAGTCCGACATTGTCGCGAAGATCACCGAGATCATTGAGCGTTCCGAAGTGGTGGAGGTTCCTGAAGAAGAAGAAATCGAGGAAGTGAAACCTCTCGATGAAATGACCGCAAAGGAACTAGGTGCAGAATGCGAAAAACGCGGAATCGAAATCCCGAAAGGGAAGAAGTCCGTCGTTCTTCAGGCCATTCTCGATCACGATGCAAAAGCCGAAGAAACCGGATCCGAAGAGGAACCGGAGGAAGGCGGCGAAGAAGACAGCAACGTCAACCCATTAGCATAATTAACCAAAGCAAGAGGTAAAACACAATGACTACTCTCGCAGCAAATCAAGTGAGAACCGTTGAAGTCGGTACTCAGAACGAGCTCCCCGTCATTGCCGCGGACATCATCTATCAAGGTGCTGCCGTCGGTGATAACGGATCCGGCTACATGCGGCCTCTGGTCGCAGGCGATCCGTTCCGCGGTATGGCCCTCGCAAAAGTGGACAACTCCGCCGGTGCAGCCGGTGACAAAACCGTTAAACTGATCACCGAAGGCAAGATGGTCCTCCCCGTCACCGGCGCTTCCGCCGTCACTGACGTTGGTCGTTCCGTCTTCGCTACCGATGACAACACCTTTACCTTCTCCCCGGCTGCTGCCGGTACTCAGATCGGTACGGTCGTTCGCTGGATCAGTTCCACGAACTGCGTTGTCGAACTCGAGCCGACTCCCAAAGAAGGCGAAGTCATCACTTCGACCATCACCCTCACGACTGCAGAAGTCAAGGCCCTCTTTGCCTCCCCGAAGGCATTGGTCCCGGCCCCGGGTGCTGGCAAGGTCGTTGACCTTCTTTCCGCCGGTCTGTTCTTGGATTACAACTCCGCCACGTATGACACGCAGGGTGCATTGACGATCCAGACCACCACCACCGGCACGGCTCAGAGTGACCAGATCGCAGCGGCTGCATTCTTGTTCAAGACTGCCGACGCATACGCCGGTCTGCAGGTCCTTTCCGCCGAGCGTCAGCTTGACGCGGGCGAAGGCCTCTCTCTGGCATGTGCCACGGCAAACCCGGCAACGGGTGACAGTCCCATCACGGTTAAGGTTTCCTATCGGATCCTGAACTTCAACTAATCGACAATAACAAGCCATAAGGAGAATTTTCAATGGCACAACAGTATGACAACATCACCACCCGGGAAGTCATCGGTATGTTCTTCGAGCGTCTTGCTCAGGACGTCGGTGTCGGTTGGTTGGCAATGGTCTCCATGCTCTTCCAGAGTGATCAGGAGATGGAGAAGTACCCGTGGCTCGGCATGGTCCCCATGCTCCGCGAATGGGTCGGCGGACGGCATGCGAAGCAACTCCCCGAAGAGTTGATCACGATCGTCAACAAGCACTTCGAAGCGACTTTGGAGTTTCAGCTTGACGACCTTCGTCGCGACAAAACCACCCAGATCAGAACCCGGATCAACGAACTTGCCGATCGTGCGAACGCACATTGGGCAAAACTGTTGTCCACTCTGATTAACACCGGTAACACGGACACGAACGGTCTGGCATATGACGGTCAGTACTTCTATGATACGGACCACGAAACCGGCGACAGTGGAACGCAGGACAATGATATTACAGTTGATATCTCTGCACTGCCGACCACCAACCACGGATCGACCACAAAACCGTCAGCTGCTGAAATGTCGCTGTCAATCCTGCAGTCCATCCAACAGATCATCAGCTTCGTTGACGATCAGGGTGAGCCCATGAATGAATTGGCCCGTAACTTCCTCGTTATGGTCCCCATCAATCATTGGGAAGCTGCAACGGCTGCTCTGGGCAACAGGGTAATCGACGGCAACGACACGAACACTCTGGTCAGTGTTCAGGCCGATGGTTTCAACATCAGCCTTGCTCCTAACGTTCGTCTGACTGCGACGGATACCTTCTTCACGTTCAACGCGGACGGTTCCACGAAGGCCCTCATCCGTCAGGAAGAGACTGACGTCATGTTCAAGGCGAAAGCCGAAGGATCTGACTTCGAATTCGACAACGACGCTCATCAGTATGGTGTAGACACCCATCGTAACGTTGGTTACGGTCGCTGGGAGAAGAGCTGTCGGACTCAGTTGATATAGTCCTTTTTCTGTGCTCACTTGCCCTCGGAGGCCGAAAACCTCCGGGGGTAACCAAACCAACCACAAAGGAGAAAGACTATGTCCAACAAAGACCGAGCAAGCATATCGGACAGCACGGCTTCCACTACTTTCGGCCCCGGAACCTACAATGACGGATACATGCTGATCAATCGCGGCGCTAACATCTGTTTCCTCGAGAAAGGCGGCGCGACCGCAGTCAACGAAAAGGGGCTAAGTCTCAAGCCGGACGAAGCAGTCAACACCCGCGACCTTCCCCCCCGGATGGTCTGGCGGAACTTGGACAGGCGTTTGCGCGTCTGGAGAGACTGCAAAAATTGATTGGACGGACTAGAGCCAAATGCGAAAACTCACGCTCAACCCATTGAAACGTTTCAATTTGACCATGGCCCTCGCCGGTGTTGGTGGAATAGGAACGCCGGACTATGCCAACCCCGGCGGCAGTGGTGACAGGTCCAGCAGCGGGATAGTCATAACGAGCACACTCCCCGTTGGCGGTGGTAGTCCGGCGACCGGACTTCTCGATGGGGTCAAGGGTGTCACTACCGACTATTATGCAAACACCACGGTTTCAGGTCTGTATTTACAGGTTGATCTCGGTCAAAGCGCTTTGATCGATCAGTGGAAGCTATTTAGCGAAACCGGATCGAATCCTTGGGGTGTTTGGCAGCCACAAGTATCATCCAATGGTTCCGATTGGACTAGCATCGGATCAACTCAGGCCATGACCGGAACAAGTACGATAGACTTCACCGGTAACACAGATGTTTACAGATACTATCGAATTCTTGGAACATCAGGAAGCATTCAGCAAACCTTCAACTATGAGCTTGAATTCCGTATTGCGGGATTCTCTTGATTCAGGTGTAGACGATGCCAACAGACTTCCAGACTCAATTCAATACCGACATAAACGCCATTATGGAAGAGGCCTTTATGGAGGATTTCAAGTCCAACGGTGGCGGGGCCGGTGCAACGACCTTCAAGGCACAGTTTACGCTATTGCGGACGGAAGCCGGGGACGCTTACCCGGTCGGAGACAATACCCTGTGGAGGGCTGAAATACGCTGGCAGCAGGCCGATTATTCCGGCGCAAAACCCATGGACCGATTCCTTCGCGTTTCCAATGATGAAATCTGGATTATCCCGGAAGGCATGGAGCCCGAAGTTGACGACTTCGGCGAAGTTATCGCCCAGATGACAAGAGTGAAAAGAACCAGAATAGGAGTCAGATGATGGCTAAGAAAAAGCAACCGACCAACAAAGTCAAGAAGAAGTGCCCACAGTGCAAAGTACCTATGCAGGAGCGCTCCAGAATCGTCAAAGGATTCGTGACCCGTATCGTTGAGGAATGTACCAGATGCGGGCAAACCGACGTCAGGGAAGTAACTGACGAAATCAAGGATTGAATGAATGGCCTCCTTCCTTTCAACTCCAATCACGGCAGCGGAAGACGCACTAGCCAACAGCGCCGACTTTCGGACATGGTGCGGGGCGACTGACGTCGCGGATGCCAAAGCGAACTATATCTTCTCGGACGATGCCGTTGATCCGGCAGAGACGAACCTTCCCCAGAAGTTCGCGGCGATCTCGGAGTTGTATGATGCCGAGTTTGAAAGGGACGCGGAAGGCGCGGGCCTCGGATCCTTCTTCTTCTCGAACGGTAATTTCAATCTGTACCTATGTGAGAAGTTCGATCTCGAGACGGATGATTGGAACGCGACAAACCGTATCGCCTTCAAGGACAATATGGCGACCTTCATCATTGACTTTCTGACCAACTTCGAAGGCGACGGACAACGGATCCTATCTTTCCGTCAGTTCGAATTCGGTGAGGATTTCACTATGAGATTTATCGACCCCGGCGACGGCAAAAAAGGCTATCAGTATGGTTGGATCATCACGACGGGGGTGCAGGACTGATGCTTAAACTTACAACGACCATAGTCGGGACCGACCTCCGGCCCAGAATAGCAAAGAAGGCCCTCCGTGATGCACAGGATCGCGGCCTGAACTTCCACCGTCGTAAATTCATGCCTTTGCACTTCGAGACCTTTTCCCGTGCACGTTACGGCAAGGAATACAGCAAGAAACCCGGTGAGTATTCCAGAAAGTCAAACTCTTCCCGGAAGCGGGGAACCGTCCGGCGCGACGTGGAAAGAGAACGCAGAATGGAGAGATCAAAGCAAGGATCCAACGACAGTGCCAGCACTGCCCAGAAGAAGCGTCCTCTTTTCGATACCGGCCTAACCCGGGCGAAGATACTCAGAGGCGGAGTGAAGATCACCGGCAGGTATGACAAACGCGGTATGGCTTTCAACGTGCCGTTTTACATCAAGATCAACCCTCCCGGGCAGCTTGACAAGGTCCGGGCATTGAACGCGATACATCCCAGCGAAGAGAGGAAGGACGGCATTATTGTCGAGAAGCTATTTTTTCAAAATCTAGAGAAGAACCAAACCACCAAAAAAGGATAAACCACCATGGCAGACCTTGGAAAATACGTCCCGTGGGCGGTGTTGCTGGGAAGTACCTCAGTCCCGTTCAGAAACCTTCAAGTCTTGAGCGAAAACCTTCAGGAAGCCGTTGGCTCCGACGGCGCTCTTTACCCGGAACTGGTTGCGGTGCTGCAGAAGCGCCCGATCTTCCGGTGCACGTTGCTTGACCCGTCTTTGGTGACGGACTTTCAAGCCGTGGAATCCGGAGAGAACTACACTCAGGTCAAGTTCGTATGGCGCGCAGTGACGCAGCAAGGCGGACCTAGCGGAGCCTATATCTCCCTGACCGTTGACAAGGGGGCTCTATTCCCTCTGGCAATCAACTCGGACTTTGAAGCAGTGGCGACCACGGATATCGAATGTCGTGCCCGTTTCACTTCCGGAACTGCCGTCACCTTTGGAACGGACTCCGCGACCCGGGCAGACACGAACGTTGCCTATAGAGCTTCACAGCTTGTCATCGGCAGCGATACCGTAACGAAGATCCAGAACGCCAACGTTCAATGGAACTGGGGAGTCATTCAAGAAGAAATGCTGGAGCCGGATCATTACGGATACGATACCATCAACCAGCAGGGAGACGCGGAACTTTCCGAATTGTCTCTGATCGACGTCGGTCGCCTCGAGGATGGCGCGGAAGAAACCGTGACCCTAACGCTTGCCGATCTGGTTACCCCGGCGAGCACCGTCGCGATCAGCTTCGGGACCTCGTTTGTAGAAGCTAACTTCAGTGGGCGGACTGCATCGTTCGTCTGGAGGAAATTGGTGGATTAATGCTCCCTCCCCTACAGTACTTTTTCCCCAAGTATGGAAAGAAGGACGTCCCTGCCGGTCTGGGCGACGTTTTCGAAGGTCGGCCTTTGAACCGATCTCAGTCAACGGCTCATGGCCCCAACGGTCTGAAGGGAACCTTCTTCTCATACTTCGAAGACACCGTTTGTCAGTTCAACGAAACGCAACAGAGATGGGCGAAGTTCAAGACGATAGACGACCGGGAAAAGGAACTCGAGTTTTTCATTGTCGTTGACCGGCATGCAACCCCGAAGGACTTCATCAGGGAGACCACTCTTCCGGGCGTTGCCGTTGAATTGAGTCTGGGAAGCTGGGTCATACCGTGCGCGAACCCTCTTGTAGAGTCTTGCGTGATCCCGTACTTCGACATGACGAACGACGGCGACGTATGGTATCGGGAGTACAAAGAACAGTATCTTGTAGCAACCGAAGCAGCCGTTGAAATGGCGGGTCAGATGCGGGCCTTGATAGCCCAGCAGAAAGACGGAAAGGAAGCCTTCGAAATGGACGACGGCGACCTTCGTCGGTTGATCTGCATTATGATCGGGGTGAACTATCGTCTGACCCTTCAGGAGATGGTTGCTCTTCGTCTGTTCGACAGTGAGAAATATTTAGAGATGCTTTATGCGTTCGTCGATGCAGAAGCGACGATGCAATTGATGCTCGATGAAACCGATGAGGCAGCGAACGCGAAAAACCCTTTTTAGGGTCCGCGAGATTCCAGAGGCATTGCCTTTGGAGAAAGGGCTTCATGAAAGGTGGTCCGTTGAAATGGCAGTATTTCCCCACGTGCTTGGATGCATGGCTAATAAGCAGAGAGATGGCTGATGGCAGGTAAAAAAGTAGAGATCAGATTCGAGAGTCCCGGCGCGAACAAAGTCTTTCAGGACTTCGACAAACTGACCAAAAAAGAACAGGAGATGATTCTTCAGGGTTCGAAGGTCGGGAAAGCTCTCGAGAAGGCCGGTGAAAAGGCTCGTTCCGGCGCGAAGAAGGGAAGCCGTGCCTTTGACGGATTGAGTCGCCGCATCATGGCAACGGTTGACGTAGTAAACCTCATGTCGAAAGCTATTCAGGGTGCTCAAAATGAATATAGAAAGCTCGAGGAATTTCAGCGGGCGGCATCGAACAAGCAGATCACCGCGGAAGCTGCTCTGGGTAATTTCAAGATCAACAATGCTCAAGCTATCGCCCGGGATCCAAACCTTCTTCAGACCGTTCAGGCATTTGCAACCCGCGAGGGTGCTCCATTGGGCGAAGGCGGCATTGCAGACGTCGTAAAAGCCATCACAGAGGTACGAAGCAAGGCCGGTGAGGGTTTCACCCTGCAACAGCAGCTTGAAGCCGTCAGAAGCGCCGCGAAAGCCCGTTTAATCGATCCATCCGTTGATCTTGGCGCTTTGGCATCCGCCAACCTGAGAACGCAGAAAGCGCTAGGCATCAGCGGGCAGAAGGCGCAAAACGTTCTTCTGGCATTTGGTCCGAAGGCAGGCGGCGACGTCAATGCATTCGTGGAAGAGTTCGGCGGACTACAGGGGCAGGCTGCAGCGATTAGGACCATCGAGAAGAAACAATTCGGCGCTGCAAAGACCGACTTCGCTGATCTCCTTGCATTGGAAGGAATCCTATCACAAGCACTTGGAGAGTCGGCTGAAAACACTTCCACTATCGTAAAGTCCCTGACGTCGAAAGTCGGCGGGGCTCGGGTCGGCAAGCGTCAATTGAAGTTCCGGGAGGAAGGAACCGTCGAACGCATTCTGGAGCTTGCAGAACGTGTTATCGGGGGAGAGTTCGGAACGGGCCGGGAACGGCAGCAGGTTTTGACGTCCGCAGGTTTGAAGGGCGCAAAAGGCTTGTCAACTTTGGCGGCGTTACTCGAGAACAAACAACTTCTTAAGCAGGCCCGGACGGACATCCGAGCGGCAAGCACGACAGACAAAGACCTTCTTCAGCCATTATTCGGGACTGTTTCCCCGATCCGTCAAGCACAGTTGACGGCGCAGCAATTCAAGGGGCAGGCCGAAACGCTGCAGCTTGGAAACGTCAGGTCTGCAACGAAGCAGCAGGCAATCGAGGTATTAAACGAAGTTGAGAAGGCAACGGATGCGGGATTCATTACCAGACAGTTCAACAAGGTGCGCCGCGTTGCCATCCGCACAGGATTCGAAAGCCCGGAGACAGCTCTTCGCGTTGCTGAATTTGATCTGGAGCAAGCCGGTTTAAGACAGGCCAGAGAAGACAGGATAACCAAAGTGATTGTTGACGCAATAAAGCAAGGTAATAAAGACTCGTTTGAGATATTCCAAGCTGTACTTGAAGAAATTAACAAGACAGCGGATACGGGAGGCCAATAATGCCAGCAGGTAACCCCCCAAGCAATGAACTAAACCTATACAATGTCTGGTCCGATGGGATCGGGTCCTTTGGCCCGTCCCTGAACGAGATCACCCGCCTCGGCCTCCGTGAGCTTCGATACATCAAAGGGGCCGATCGCGGCGAGACGACGAACGTGAGCGCTATCCATATGGTCCAGACGGAGCAGGAAGCGAAGGAATATATCGAGACCGTTACCAACCTGCTGGGAACGGAGATCACGCTTTATTCGACATCGACCGAAAAGAGCTGGAGTGTCTTCCTAATTGCGTCTCGGGCATTCTACCGGCCTATGGAAAGCACGAACGAACTCTGGAACTACATCATCAGATTCCAATTGGAGTTACAAAGGACCCAATGACCTCCCAGACACTAGCGACCGTTGAAAACCCGATCCAATGGACGATACAATACAAGTCATCGTGGTTGGCAAGTTGGGAGACTGCAGATGACGACCTGTTTCCGGTGTCGGTTCAGTTTGCCCTTGCTCCTACCATCACCCGGGCAAACATCATCAGGCATCTTGGAGAGACCGTTAAGCTCGCAAATCCCGTGTCAGTGACGGAAGTGGTGGAACCCTTGGACCTGTCCGGGAAGTTCATCAGGATTACCCTCTATACGACGACTGTCGCGGGTGATTACAGTGAACGGTTCTGGTATGGGTATTGTCCAGACATTCAGGACAACTATGAGGGCACGAGTAACGACGTTACGACCGGCGCGACAATTTACAATTGTTATGGACTCGAATGGTTCCTTCGTGACACTCGGGTTCTCACATCCATCGGGTATGATTACAATGCACTTGCCGGCGACCGGGTATTCAACCGGCCCCTTCCATTCAACTTCTCAAATCGTCAGCGTTACGGAAAGACCCTCGGCAACAGATCGATCAACAGGAACGCTTCCGGGATCTATGAGTTCAACGCTGCAGAGCAAGCCGAATGGACCGGCAAGGACATTGTTGAACATCTTCTGGAATGCTGGAACAGGCAGACCGGCTCTATCTTCGGATTCGAACTGAATGCGATCGGCGGATTTTCCGTTGACGATCTGGAGAACGTGAAGGGATCTTGGAGCTTCGAAGGCTACAACTACCTTACCGCACTGATGGAAATCATGGGGCCGTCAAATGCCTTCTCTTTCTACGTGGACGTCAATGAGACCACCAGCAAGGCCCGGATAAACGTCGTGCCAACGGTATCGACGGACCTGAAGGACGAAGGCGGGAACACTATCGTCTCCGCGCTTCCTGCGGGCTATGTTCTGGACTTGGATTCAGATTCAAGGATTGCCGACGGTGGCGCAAAGTTGCAATATCTAGAGTCCAATCACTATGACAAGATCGAGGTCCGCGGCGACTACCTGAGAACGGCATTTACTATGTCCATGAGCCAGCAGGTTGGTTTTGAAAAGACCCTCGAAAAAGGTTTTGATTATATAAGTGAGGTTGATTACAACAACACGGACGACAAGGAACGTGC